TCTTTTTGATTTGCTTGTTTATTTATCCACTGGCTAACATTCTTAAAAGGATTAGGAAAAGTATTGGGTAAGGAAAATACTGCCAAATCAAACTCATCTCTCCGATACACTAAACTAACTTCCGTATATTCTAACCACACTACATTTTTGGCTTTATTTCTATATAACTTTATGCGCGTAATATCGTTCGGAGTCAAATGAGACGGAAGGAATATTAATCTACCTGATATAAAGCAATTACAACTAACTTCAACATCTAAATCTTTTAAATTACACTCGAAGACACTATTTAGCATCATGGCTACTGAAGTATGCTCCGATGAGGCATCACTACTAAAATCTCCCTGACCATCTAATGTTTCTTTTTCTTCATCCTCTTTGTTAAAGTACGCTACTAAAGCTACTACCACGACAAGGACTACAAAAGATATGATCCAACCTAAATAATCTTTACACAGGGTAATCCCCTTTTTATACATTTCAATGAAATCAAAACTCTTTAGTGAATCCAACAGAGTTTCAATTTCACTTTGAAAACAATTAGTAATCAATCTACTAGCCGCGATACCGAGCCAAAACCGTAATCCTATATCACTTCCTAATACGTCACCTAAAGCGGAAAAACTTGCTAAACCTTGTCCGTTTAAACCATTGTCTTCACAACCGTTAATAGAACTGCTAACTATATGATCATGACATGTAGGATTAATCGTTTGATCTATTTCTTCTATCAAATCCTCTACTTCGAATCCGATTCTTTTCCTCATGGTGTTCATGAAGTTATTGGCGGTATTCCACAATGAAGTAGTACTAGGTAATATATCTTGCAACTCTTCATCGACTTCATCCTCTTCGGTCTGGATCGGAAAAAAGATGTTTCTTACTAAATTATCAACAGTAACCTTACTCCTAGCCTTAGCATTTTCCGATACTTTATTGGAAGCCTGCATTTTTCTCTTTTGCAATTCAAATGATTTAATAATACCGGCAATCCAATTTCTCAAACTATCTATATCATCAGTAAAGTCTCCTATATTAAAAGTAGGTTGCAAAAATCCTGTTTTATCAAGTTTATCTAACTTGAAATACTCAGGAAAAGAATTTTCAAACGCTCCCGTGCGCAAATTGTAATGTCTAAAACGAATAACTCCTCTAAACAAGCCATTCTTAAAATTAACTTCGGAGAAGTCGAAAACAAACCCTCTTCTCCACAAAGCTTGCGTATTGCTTATCCCATCAGACTTACACAAACCACCTAGATGCATAAAGTTATTAGTGGTCGCGACAATCGTGTGACTAGAGAAAAACTTTGTATCTTTTAATTTAGCTTCAGCACAGTCCAAAGGCATCTTTACACTTGATACCATATTAATAATTGTACGCCACTGACTAATACCTTTTTGACCTATATCATCCATATAGAAAACATCCTCATTATTATAGGAATCATAAAAATCCTTACCTTCATTTATATCTGGGATTAAATGAACGTACTTGGAATAACCTAAAACTTCTAAAACCTGATTTAAAAGTACTGATTTGCCACACGAAGGA